GTTGTCTATCATTCAGTCTCTACTGAAAACAATTCCTGTGGTGGGTTAATAGTTAATGGTTCTCTTGCTGTGATTGGCATCCATTTTGGTACAAATGGTACTAGTTGTAAGGGTTTGAACAACAAAGGTGTTTGCCTTGATTATGATGTGAAAGCTAAGGAGCCCGCTGATGGAAGTCTGCTGCAAGCAGGTCCCAAGATGCGACCTCCCCAGGTTCAACTTTTTAAACATATGGAGACCATTGGCAAGTTACCAGCTTCTCTGATAACTGGAACAAACATGTACAATGTCATCCCTTCTAAACATGTGGAAGGTATGAAGGGGTGTCGTATAACTATGCAGACTGATTTTAAATTTGCAAATGTTTTACCCACTTCTTATAATTACAACACTACTGTCAGCTCATGGGATGCTAAAGGGAAAGATACCATTACCTATCGCTCTAATCCAGATGCTGTGGATTTCATGCGTCGGTTCTACGCGGTGCAATACAAGGAAATTGAAGCAGATCCGCTTTCAAACCTTGAAGAAATTTATAACTCTATAGACCACTCACGGTCACCTGGATGGCCGTGGACTTATCTTGGCTTCAGGAGCAAAGGGGATCTTTTTAAGGATCCTGGCTGGGAAGAGCTTGTTGCACATGCACCTGAGCGACCAGTTATTTGGAATACTAGTGGGAAATGTGAAGTACTCCGCCTTGACGATATCAAGAAGGGTAAACTCCGAATTTTCCAAATTCCACCAGCTGAATTCGCTATTTATCAGAAGAAATTTACTTTGAAAATTTGTGAGAGAATTAAAAACTACAAATGGTCGGCCTATGGGTTTAACCCGTACGCAGGTGGTTTTGATTTACTCGCGCGTTTACTTTTGGAGGGTGATTTTCAGATTTCATATGATATTAGTGGATGGGATAAGTTTATCTGTGTTTTAGATGAGGTTTACGCTTATTCTAAGAGACATATCCCTGCTCACTTACATGAGCAATTCGTTTGGATGGCCAATAACATTATTTCGTCAGAGATGAGGTTACTGTCAGGCGATGTTATCAGGAAAGACGGTTGGTCCAACCCATCAGGATCAAACAGTACAACCCTTGACAATATCCGAGCTCATATTCGGGTGTTTTCATATGTTTTGTGCGTGGCTTACTTCGAGAAATTTGGAGTTTTGCCGACTATTGACCATGTAGCAGCGCAAATCGTTAAGATCTTTGGCGATGATATCGTCG